GATGTTAAACTTGAATCTGAAAATCTATGATACTAGATTTATTTAAGCCTACATTTGATTGGATTAAAGATGACTTTAAATCTAATAGAGTTCGGTTTTTTGTTGAGTTGCTTGCTTGGGCTATCAGTATTGGTTGCTCAATCACTATGGCAGTCACAGTACCAAACCCACCACTTTTGGCTCTCTATCCTATTTGGATTACTGGCTGTGCCTTGTATGCTTGGTCTGCTTGGACTAGGAAATCTTTTGGTATGCTGGCTAACTATCTATTGTTGACTACGATTGATACGATTGGTCTATTAAGAATGTTAATGTAAATTTTTAAAAAGGAAAAAATATTATGATTTTAAGCGAATTTTCTAACACAGAAACTAACAAATTGTTTAACTCAATGACTAAGGAAACTATCAATATTAATGAATACTTTGATATTCAACCAGTTCCTTTTCAACGATTTACTGAAGGTCGTGCAAAGACACCAAAAGTTAAAAAGTCTTTAAGTAAGTTACGTCCCGAGCATTTGAATGTTGATATTGCAGAACTAACAGAATCATGTGAATATTATGGTAAAATATATTCAGCTGGATCAGTTTTCATTCTTAACGGAAACACTAGAAAACATTTCTGGAAAAATAAACTGTCTGACATTGTTCCTCCATTTGTTTTTGTAACTCGTTATAAATTTGATTCTATGGAAGAAATGAGAAAGTCATATGACACTTTTGATTCTATGGATGCAGTTGAACGAAATCAAGAAAAACTTTATGGCATTCTATGTCGTGTACATAATTTTACACCAACATGTTCTAAATTGGAAAAAGGTGAAATTGTATCCGCTTTGAATCTTGCTTCATACTATTACGATAGAAATTTGTTCAATCAACCTAATATCAAGTCGGATCATTTGGCTCCTCAAGTAAGCATTTATATTGAAGAAATTAAAGCATTTGATGCGATTTGTAAAAATCCTAAGGCTTGGGATCAAGCATTGGTTTGTTCAGCATTAATTGCTTTGAAAATTTATGGCACCAATAATAAAAAACTTTTATCTTGTTTGGATCAAATTGACCGTAGAGCAATGAACACCATGGAAAATGAAAGAGATGGAGCAACTCATATTGTAAATGAGTGGACTAAAAACGAAAAGTTTCCACAAAAAGGAACAAACTGGGAAAAAACTGGCGGTCTTAAAGAAACTCTTGCATTTAGTTTGTATTGGATAAAAAAATACATGGAAGATGAAAAACTTACACAGATTGGATTCAATTGGAAATCAACCGTGGAAACATTATTTACCGAGTATCATAAGAAAAATGCAGTTCCAATAAAACTAAGTAAACTTTTTGATATTAGTAAATTTGAAGTAGAAAATGAATCCGTTTGAGTATGTCAACCAAATCCTGCAGGGTAAAAAGCAGTTGATTGTAGATGATGTTACAGAGAAATCCTATGAACCATTTCTAGTGAATCGTGCGCTTTCCTATCACAAGGATTGTATCATGTACGCCAATGAAATGAATCGTAGGGCTATCCTAGACAAGAAACTGCAAAATGACTATTTACTAAATATAGTTAGGTCCAAGAAAAGACCTTTCAATAAGTGGGTTAAGGCTGAAAAAAGTGAAGATATAGCATGTGTAAAGACATACTTCGGTCTATCCGATTCTAAAGCCCGTGAAGCCTTGCGCTTACTTAGCGATGAACAAATCCAAGAATTAAAAGAAAAAACCGATATCGGTGGATTAAGGAAATGAAATGGTCGACTTATCAACCTTTGTTGAGGTGACGCTAAACGAACACGATGACTTTTTAAAAGTGAGGGAAACGTTAACCAGAATTGGCGTATCATCACGTAAAGAACGGGTTTTATACCAGTCTTGCCACATCCTTCACAAGAGAGGGCAATACTATATTGTCCATTTTAAAGAATTATTTGCCCTAGACGGTAAACCATCTAGCATCATAGATAACGATATTGAAAGGCGAAATGCAATTGCTAAACTCCTGGAAGATTGGGGTCTAGTTAAGATTGTTAATCCTGAAATTATGTTAGACAAGATTGCGGCTATTCATCAAATTAAGATTATATCTTATAAGGAAAAGGATGAGTGGGAACTAGTCAGCAAGTATAACATCGGAAAGAAATCTCAGGAATGATTGAGGCTCTTGCAAAGTTGTATAAATAATTGTTCCCACCTTAGGGCTGTTTGATGCTACGGTATAAGGCGTCCGTGTAATTACACCTCCGACACGATAGTTCGGACCAGTATAAGGTAAGCTGGAAGTTATGCCTTCGGGGTAACATTTTTTTAACTTGCTTTTAAAGGAGAACTTTATGACAACATTAAGATTCACACATCTTTACCCTTCCGTTGTTGGCTTTGATCGACTACTTGACACATTTGATACCATGCTAACGGAAAAACCTACCACTTTCCCTCCACACAACATTGTTAAAGTTGATGATAATAATTATCTTGTTGAACTTGCTGTTGCTGGATTCGCAGAAAGTGAAATCACTATTGAGGTGTTGAAAAATACTTTGACTATCAAAGGTGAAAAAAGCCTTGATGACACCAGAAACTATTTACATCGTGGTATTGGCACACGTTCGTTTAAGAAAACTGTAACGTTGGCTGATACTGTGCAAGTTGATGGTGCAAGTTTGGATAATGGTGTTCTTACAGTAAAACTTATCAATATTGTACCAGTTGAAAAACAACCGGTTAAAATTGCTATCAATACAGTAAGTAAACCACAATTACTCCAAGAAAAAGTTTAATTATTACCTAAAAAATCTGCCTTCTTGTGTTATAATAAGCACTTGAAGGCAGAAAGTAAACTATGAAAATTGCTCTAGCATCCGACGTACACCTTGAATTTGGTGAAATATCTTTTGAGAATACCGAGAACGCTGATGTTCTTATTCTCTCTGGAGATATTTGTGTGGCCGCAGACTTGATGGTAAAAGATGATATTGGATTCTTTGATAAAAATGTTCGCTCTGAAAAATATCATAAATTCTTTCAAGAATGTGGTGAAAGATTTCCGCATGTCATTTATGTTATGGGAAACCATGAACACTATAACGGTGATTATCGGAACACTATTACAACTTTGCGTGATAGGCTTTCTTATATACGCAACCTCCGTATCTTAGATAAAGATGTTTTTGTTGTTGATGATGTAACATTCATCGGTGGTACTTTGTGGACAGATATGAACAAAGAAGATCCAATTACTCTGATGCAAATGTCAGGTATGATGAATGACTTCCGTTGTGTTCAAAATAGTAATCGGGTGACAATCTTTAAAGATGAAGATGGTAAATTCCATGAACGCAAAAGTCGTTTCACACCAGAAGATGCTGTGGAAGACCACAAGCAAATGATGGATTATATTCGCATTATGATTGAGGGCAAGTTTGACCAAAAGTTTGTTGTCGTTGGGCATCATTCTCCAAGCAAACAGTCAACACATCCTCGGTATAAAGAAGAAGTGGTTATGAATGGTGGTTATAGTTCCGATTTGAATGATTTCATTATGGATCATCCACAAATTAAACTATGGACTCATGGGCATACACATGAAGACTTTGATTACATGATTGGTAGCACAAGAGTTGTTTGTAATCCACGTGGTTACATTAATTATGAAAACCGTGCTGATAGATTTGAACTTAAATTTTTGGAGATTTGATATGAAACCAGGTGCTAATTTTAAAATTAATCGTAGCGTTAAACGCCGTATGGCTACTATCGTTAATCCATTTGAAAGGCATTCGTATAAGAATGCAATGATTCAAGCGCAACTTATTGGCAATAAGCCTGTTGTGCATGAAAAGAAAAACAAAAACGGAGAATGATTCTTGTGAAAGAAAAATTTCGTGATGCATATATGAAGGTGGCTGAGACTTTTGCAGAATTGTCTTCCGCTAAACGCCTTCATGTTGGTGCCATTGTAGTCAAAGAAGATAGAATCATATCTATTGGTTACAATGGTATGCCATCTGGTTGGGATAACAATTGTGAAGATAAAGAATATATGGACCAAACCGCGGGTGGTTGGTTGTCACCTGAAGAAATTAAAGAACAGTGGCCATGGAGTGAACAACAGTTACCAAAAACTGAAGACCTTCCATGGCTTCGGTATAAACTTGTAACTAAACCCGAGGTGCTTCATGCAGAAACAAATGCGATTGCAAAACTTGCTAAGTCTACACAATCTGGTTTGGGCGCTACTATGTTTATTACCCATGCTCCATGTTTGGAGTGTGCCAAACTTATCTACCAAAGTGGTATTAACAGTGTTCTATATCGGAACTCTTATCGGTCTGAAGATGGTATCAAGTTTTTGGAAAAAGCGTCCGTAGAGGTTGAAAAAATATGAGTAAAGTTTACACATCAAAAGTTATTGAAATCTGTGAAAACGGCGATGCAATAATTGAATTGCCTAAAGAACTTATGGAAGATATGGGTTGGAAAACAAATGACCTGTTAGACATTGACTATGTTAATGGCGAACTTATCATTAAAAAGATTGAAGAAACTCGTATGAAAAGATACTGGAGAATTTTCAAATCTTTTTTTCAGAAAACTAAATAAAACAACCGCGGGATAGTAAAACGGTATTACGGAGGACTCATAATCCTCAGTTCTTGGTTCGATTCCAGGTCCCGCAACCAATAGGATATATTATGACTGATATGAATAAAGACGTTAATATTTTTATTGACGCATGTGACCAAGTACCATCTCTGGAGAATATTAGTCTCTACCGAAATCTTATCAATGAAGAATACTGGGAATTTCAAGACGCACTAAAAGCAAAAGATGATGTAGAACAACTAGATGCATGTATGGACATGATTTGGGTTATTTTAGGTTACTGCCGCATGAAAGGCTTTGAAGTACCTGGTGCTTGGGCTGAGGTAGCACGTAGCAATCTATGCAAGATTGATTCTGTGACTGGTAAAGTTATTAAGAATGAATCAGGTAAAGTTATGAAACCTGAAGGATGGACTGATCCAGTGCTTGCACCTTTTGTTAAACTGTGATATAATATCGTTATGGATGAAGATACAAGAGAAATTCTATTAATTCTGCAAGAAGAATGTGCGGAAGTTATTCAAGCAATAAGCAAATGTTTTCGTTTCGGTCCTGACCAATTAAAACCTGGTAAAGACAAAACGAACATTCAAATGTTGCAGGAAGAATTGGGTGACCTTCTGGCTATGATTGATTTGCTTGTGAAGAAAGATGTTGGTGTCAATTGGAAAGAATTGATGTTAGCAAAGCAAAACAAATTTTTAAAACTTAAACAATGGAGTAATATTGAAATTGATTAATATCAATACATCAAAACTCGCCTATCATATGGCAGTTGAAAACAAACTCCAGGCATACAAGTATGACCTGGTTCTGCGTGAGTTTGACAATATGGTTGAACTTATTGGTCTAGTTAATGACCCAAC